GATCAATAAACATTTGAATCCGAGGGTCGTTTGCTTTCAATATCATAATATCTGTTGGATCAAACCAGTACTCAAGCTCATAAGTTAACTCACCCATTCCAGAATAAGTTGGTTTAAACTTTTGATGCAGGTATGGAAGCCAATTAAACTTTTGTCTGATTTTACTCATTACTGCACCTGCATGGGGGCAGTCTAAGAGCTCCATCATTTGAGCGTTTGTAATCTTCTTACCATTCAGCAACTCGACTAGAATTGCCGAAGCATAAGTGTTAGTTTTCGGAAGCTTATACGTATAAGCAGTTGATGTCATTGACATTGGTTATTTCTCCCAAGTTTGTCAAATTAATGAAAAACAGTGGAAGTAATCCCTTCTTATCATTGATTAATCATCAAACAAGTGAGCTTCTGTTACACGATTTATATTGTGCGAACTTCCGAACATCTGTAGAATCAAAACCCAGATTTAAGAAGTCGGGTAACAAAATTGCAGTTTTGCTATCCATATTGACTACTTTTATCCACTAAATTAAGTTTGCTTAGTTAACTCTAAGCTTTTCAAATTAGCTCTAGAATAAATTCTAGGGCTTTTTTGCGTCTGCATTAAAAGCAACTTCACATGGTTAATATTACTATAAAAATCTCACCTGTCAATATGGGTATGCTCCTATTTTGCATTTAAATGCGTTTTAAGGCACTTTCTTTGTTTCACACTAAATCATACTAGTTCATTCAAATGAGTGCGAATAAGTGCGAATGAGTGCGAATTAAGACTACTTTCTACATACTTTCTAACTTTAGTTAGTTATTTTTTGAGATCTAGTTCACATAAAAACATTCAACCACTATATATAGTGGGTCATGATAAATCTAGACACAAGAGAACTAAGTGCGTTAAATCTTGTCGTGTTAGTTCATCAAGTTCTAACGCTTTTATAGTTTTTCTAACGCCACTCTAACGGTCATTCATATTCAATTCTAAGACTGCTGCTGTTATATGGAATGGAAGAGGTTCATCTTGTGTGATTTCCAACTTGAAGTTGTCGTAGGTATTCCATCCATCTAAAGAGATTCTTCTTTGGCCAGTAAATGGTTTTGGCTTTTCTAATGGATCATCATCTATATCTTTGAGTTCTACGATTTCACCGTTCACATTAGGGTTGATCGTTTTATACATATAAAGGTTTAAATGGTCGACTTTAAATAAAGCAGGATTACTTGTTGTTGGAGCTTGGCTAATATCAGGAGGAAGTAGGCTAACTTTAGCCGTGAACTTTCTACCTATATAGATAGTTTGAACTTCAGCATCGCATTCAATATGAATGGTGTTCCCTTCTCTTTGTAAGATTGGAATAGCATAGGTATATGTTGAGTCTTTATAGTAGGCAGATACATTGTCTCCCAAAATACCAATTAGACTATGTGTAACAGTGCATCCATCTTCAGCATGTGTAACAGCTAATTCAACTGCTGTATCTAATAAAAGGTTTTCCTGAAGCTGTTCGATTTGAACTATGCCATTTCGATTTACGAGGAAATAAACTTTATCTGCACCTGTAGTCGATGGTAAAGAAGCAATGCTAATGATCTTTCCACCTATGTCATGTCTAGCCCAGCTAATCACTGATTGCTCTCTATCTAAAGTTAGCGTGGCAAGTTTTCCATTATTCATCACAAACCAAATTACTGAATCAGGCTCTTGTTGATATGAAAACTCTTTAAATCCACCACCCTCTTCTCCAATATGAGATGCAAGAACGCTAAGTTCATTGGACACTAGTCCATCGGTTGTATAGTCATAAACTAAGGTACGGACTCTCTCTGCTCCACGTTGAACAAACAGTAATTCACTTCCTACCTTAATAGGTTTGATTGTTTGAACAGATCCATAGGCTGTATGTTCAAGGATGTTGGCATTAGTTGGACTTAATGAGTTTTGAGCATTGATTGTGAGTTCTGACCCACCACAAAAAACGACAATACCTCTACTCTGACTAAGATGAAGGACGTTCGAGAGCTGTTCAGATGATGCTGCTACAGTAAAAGAATCGCCATCTTGGGTTGTAGTAAGGAAATTTGATTCATCCCCTGTGCGACTGAGCCAAATATAGTTTGGATATTTCTTTGATCCTGCTAAAACTAATCGTTGTTGGAAGTATGTTATTGCTCTTGGATAGCCATATGTTTCATTAAATATAGGTTCTTTGATTGTCCATGATCGAGCTATGGCTTCTACATTGGCACTGAGCTTAACCAGGATCTCTCCTGTTACTTGAATGCCTGATATAAAACGATCAACACGAATAACTCCACTATTAATAAAGATGTATTTACCGACTATAGAACTATTAAAAGCCACAGCTTCTTCAGGTGTGATCTTCTGCCAATACACTGTTTCGGTATAGATAATATCTCCTGTCTCAGGATCTGTTGTCGTTGCATATTCATCTTTAGGTACTTGGTTCATATGATCAACCAAGCATCTGTAGTATTTCATTGTCCAATTCGCACCAAACAAATAACAAATATCACCTACGATGTACTGTTTATTTGCTGTGTGTGCAGCATAGATTGAAGCAGTAAGAGTCGTTGTTTTTCCTACATTCATCTCTGAAGATTTAAGCGTTAAAGTTGGAGTCGCTGTTTCTTCTAATGGTGGAACAGAATATGTAAAACGATCATAAGCCCAATTAGAGAAGTCTTCAGAACATCTAATCCAAGAGATAGGATGATTGCTATGGACCAGCCATAAGTTGTATCGGCTTTGACAAAAATTGATGTCAGGTATTTGTTCTTTTGTATATGACGTTGAAAAGGTTCTGATCAGTGTCCCTTCTGAATCCAGAATATTCATTAAATTTGGTCGAAGGACAATAAGATAATTTTTACTATGACTGACGATGAAAGGAATGATTCTAATCGCATCTTGTTCTACCCTTAGTAATTTAGTCCCTCCCCTTTTCTTAATCCCACCTTCAATTATAGGAAGCATGTTCTCTACAGCTTTTGCTCCATTTCTAAATTGACTTAAATCAGTACGCATCCAGATATGTGGGCTTAATTCTCCAGAAGTGAAGTTATTTTTAATTAAGTTGATCTTAGCCATAACGTCTCGTCAGTGTGTAGTCTTCTTCTTTAAAGAGTTGGATACTTAATACTTCCTGTGCTTGGATAGCTTTTGCTTGTTTAATCAGTTCTTGAACTTGGATATAAAAAGACTCCCCTGCTCCTTGTGAACCTGTAATTGGCTTGGCCACTTTAGATGCGAGATATAAAATTAGGCATTCTATAAAGAGTGAGTCGAACATCTCTTCATTCTTGTTATCGAATACATAAATCAGTTCTAAGTATTCAGAATCTGTTAATAGTCGGTCAGTCTCTTGTACATAGTCATTTGTACTGACTGAGATAATTCTGATTAGGTCATTGGGTAGTTGGTATTGGAACGCATACCCAAAATCAGGTTTAAGCGTTAATGGTGATAGTTTGATTCGCTTAGTTGCGAAGTTGAAAGGATGGAATCTAAGTAACGCTTTACGTGAGCTGTCATACATACTCTTCATACGTCTAGCTGTACTTGTTTTATCATCAAAGCTTGTAATGCTATCTGATCCTATAAGGCTTAAAGCTTGATTGCATATATCAATTTTTGTTGTCATGTAGCGCCCTTAGTTTTTATAAATAATTGTTATTATTAGTTATTAAAGCCCCCTACCCTTTATAGATAGAGAGCTTACTTTTATTGTTAGAATAAATATTAGCTTTATTAATAGAGCTATTATTAGATCTTAAATTTAAACGCTACTACACGTTTCTCATCGGTACGTACTGCACCAATTGCTTCGATATGACCAATACTGTGGTAACGATTAGCTGTTTCAATTTCTACAATTTTCAATGGTGAAATAGAGTTGATACCTACTTCTACTGAAGAACGTGTATAGGCTACGCCAGTTGCAGATAAGCCATCTGCTGCTTTGATCTGTTCTGTATGTACCCAGTTAAAGCCTAAGAAGTTTGATACATCACCCTTCTGTAACATCTGACCAGCAAGGTAGTCAGCACTCGTTAATGTAGGATCTGCCAAGATTGCATTAAGCAAATCAGCATTATAAGTAATATAGATTTCTTCATCACATTCGTTTTCCATAAATTTAGTTCGGATGTCGATTAACAGTTGTTTAGTTGGAGCTACTGTTGCACTACCTAAGATTTGACTAGCAGGAAGAGCTACGTTTGTATAAGTATCTGCGCCTACTTCTTTACGAGGTGCTGTACCAATAAGAGCGTTATATACAACTGAATCTAGCTTTCTATTCCACTTCGCATGTAAGCGTTGTAATAGCTGATCTTGTGGTTGAGCCTTGAGCTTGTAGAGGTCCTGAATTGCCAAACGTGTGAAGTTCGGGAAGTCGTTCATTGTTGCTAAGCGAGAGGCAAAAGAAGCGTCAACATATTGAGTATCGCCAAAGCGAGTTAATGAAGTGAACTCATCACCTAAAGTACCCATTTCATTTACTGTGAATGAAGTACCAGTTACTGAGCCAATGTTAGTCACGGTTGAAAGTAATTTAGATTCTTTCTGTTCTAATAGTGCTACGTAAGTATCCGCATATTGTTTTACGAATACTGAATCAATGCTTGAATATGCCATTGTTTTTGTTGTCCTTATATTATTATTTAGATTTATTGTTAGAGCTATTAATAGCTTTATTTTTATTGTTGTTTTGTAGAGCTAAATAGTGTTTCAGTTATCCATATCGGGCTGATAAGTTGAATACCGTTCCTATGCTCTACATAAGGACTTGGTATGGCTTGAAGCTTTATCTGAACGCCACTTCAGGAGCTATTTGTTTATCGTCTTAGGCTGTTATAGTACGAATCAATCTGAGCCTTCACTGACTTATGATCAGGATGCTTAGGATCGAAAAAGGCTTCACTACGCATTAAAGAAGTAATGTCTGTATTGACTGCTGTTCCATTATTGATTGGCTTGTCTTCAGCAATCTGTGAACCAAAATATGAAAGTACTTTAATTACGTCTACGTTGTTTCCAATACTAGGATTATTGATTTGTTCTTCAGTTAAGCCTGCTGATTTAGCTGCTCGAATTGCTGAGAAAATATTAGATTCATAATTGCTTCCCCATTCTGATTGAAGGGATTGGATGGTTGTATCTGTATCAAACTGTGAGTTATTAGATACTAGATCTACAGCTCGCTTATCGTATTCACTTAATAGGAAGTCGAGTTGTTTGTTCGTAATTCCATGCTTATGTGCTTCTGATAGAAACTGCTGATTTGATTCGTCTGCTTTAAAGTCTTCAAAGCTAAATCCTTCACGCTCTATCTTGTATTCATCTACAGATTTAGGAGCGACTTCACCAGTTCCGACTTTCTTTTCCAGATAACTGTAGCTCTCATTCATCTTGGCTACTGTCGCTTTATAGTCTACTGATCCATCTTCTGATACCACTTTAAATTTATCAGGTATAGCTGTTTCATTAGAGCTATTGTTAGCTTCATTTAATACTGTATTCGATGTTGTATCTTGTTCAATAAGTTGCGGTTGTTCTACGATTTCTGTCATTCGTACTCTCTTTTTATAAATTTACTTTATTGTTATTATCTTTTTGTTATTTAAGTTTTTTGTTTTTCGGGGGTTCACTTGCTTACTTGGTTACGTTTCATAATTATTCCATCAATTTTTTCTTTTACTTTCATTGCAGCTTCAAACTTTGCTTTACAGTTTAATCAGTTGCTAGCCGTTGGCGTTATGTTGCTATTCTTATGGTTGGTAGGCTTTACCGCCTATATGTTTGCACCATATAAATCTACATTCTTAGCTCTCACTCTTGTCGGTGTATTAGTAGCTAAGAACATTCTCAAAATTCTATATTCTGATTTAATGACTACAACCAACATATCTTATGCTTGGCTTGTTGTCCTTGTATTTATTGCCCCTTATTTAGGCTTATGGAAAGCAAGAAAGAAAAAGTTTCATTATGAAAGTATGGTGGCTAAGCAAGAAAGCACCATAGCTACAGATAATTAATTAGGTCGGTTGTTCTGCTTCTTTAATACGAGCAAGGATGTAGTTGATTACATCTTGTTTTCCAAGATTAAACGCAGTCTGTGTTGCTGAGTCTTTATCAAATGCTAGTGGTACATGAAATAGTGAAATGAGTTCATCTAATACTTGTATACCTTCATTACTGGTAAAGACTCTTTGATATTTATTGCTGTTCAAGCATGTCTCCTAATTGTTCAGGACTCATATTCTTCGCTTGATCTTTCGCTATATCCATTGCTGTTGATCCCATCTCTGACATCATGGCTTGTTGTGCCTGTTGCTGTTGCATTGCTTCTTGTTGTTGCTGTTTGATCTGTCTCAGTTCAGCAATCTCTTCTTCTGTTCGTATTGCTTCTTTAGGCACGTTTAAACCATCTGCCATGATTTGTACCATTGCATCTAGATTCAAGTTATCTAGTACTGTTTGATCTATCGTGGCCATCTGTCCAACATTCATCATTAGTTCTTGAGTTGATGTTACCCATTCAAGTTTTTGTGAAGCAGCCATAGGGTTGATGAAGTTAAAACTAATACGTGAAGCTTGCATAAGTTCTTCAGGAGCAGAAGGAAGCATTCCAGATCTCATTGCTAATCCCCAACATCTATCGAGTAATGTTTGGAGGTATTCAGCTTGCATACGAGAAAAGATAGAACCTAATTGGTTACGATATACGTTAACCCTTGCTTGTATTTCTGTCGCTGTAAGTGGTGCTGATCCTTGTGGTGTAAGCTGATCTGACATCAATGTACGTTTAATTTTAGCTTGGAAGTGTTGTAAGAAATCTAAGCCCATTCCTACATTCGCTGATCCTGTATCTAACCTTTTAATAGAGTTATCAATAGAGTTAACAGATATGATTGCATTTGGCCTGATACGTAATGTATTAGGGTTTATGACTCCATCATGAGCAGCTATCCATAAGCCACCAAGATTTAATTCTGCTGTCTGTAAAGAAAGCTTCATAAGTTGGTTCGTTGTCTTCACATCTGCTAAAACCATACTGGCCATACCAAGCCCATACGGTGATTCAGGAATCTTTCTAAATCGACTGACGACACATGGGAACTCTTCAAAGCCTGACTCATTCAAGATATGTTTGGACTGAGCTTCAATCGTGTAAGAAGCAAAGGGCATAGCCTTAGCTAATCGTTTACCTTCTTCACCTTTAATATGTTGTTTGTCTCTAGGGAAGATTGCTTGAACCAATGTGAATTTCTGATCAGGTTTCTTTTCTAATGCTGTCTTAACTTTATCTGAGACGTTGTTAATACCAAACTCAGAGACGATCTGTTCTGCTGATAGCTCAAACTCTCGATAGATTGTATCTATTAAATGGTTAGCCGTTGTTGAGCTGATATAACAATTACCAATTGACCAGGTATTAAATGTATAGCCCCCTTTGTCACGGTGAGTATCTACGAATAAGACAGCCCATCCCGCTACGATAAGATCCGTTAAGAAGTCTACAATCTCACTATCAAAGTTTGAGCTATGGATATTACGGAAGATAAAATTATCAACCATATCTAACCACTGTTCGCCTTGTGTGAGTTGAGAAGGAGTATCTACACCACTTGGTACTGACTTGAACCATAAGCTAACAGGAGAGGTTGTACCGCTATATACGCTTGATGTTAAGAGTTGAATCCCTTCGCAAGCAGTTGTGTCATACAGTTCAGCTCTAGCTGTTTTACGGTCTTGTTCTAGTCCTGAAGCTGTTACATCTTGGAAAGATTGTTGTCTTTCAGGAGCGCAATATTTATAACAATCACGCCAATGGCTTTCATGTTTAACACGATCAGATTTTAGTTGAGACAAACGCTTTAATATTTGTTGTGCGTTCAATCTCTTTAAGTCCCTGTTTTTGTATTACTCGATGCATCACTACCAGTATTCGCTTGGTTGTATGCATTACTGATTACTGTGTTCTTACTGAGTAAGCCACCAAGTACAGAGCTTTGTTTGTATTTACGTCTTGATGCTGTATTTTCATTAGCTTCTCGTTGAGCTAATTCTTTCGCTTTACGTTCTATTTCTTCAGCACTTTCTTGCTTCTGAACTTTTGGTTTTGAACCCATATTATTGTTCCTATTCTTATTTTTATGATGTTTTGATGTTGCAAAATGCGTGGGTGCGTGTGCGCGCATAGGTTAATAGTAGAGCTATTATTAGTTCTATTAATTAACTCTGTTTTAGGCTTTAAATACTTTTAATCCTAACTTATGTCTCATCACTTCATGAGTATTGATTAGTTATTTAATCTCTTAATTAGTGACGATCCAAAGCTAGGCCAAATTAATATTGAGCTTCAATACTTCTTTTGAAAGGCGCAGGGGAGCTATGCAGTCTGTTAGATAATTAGATTAGTTGATACTGTAGTCACTGAGCTTTTCTATATTTGGTATTGAATGGATCTCTTTTTTATAAGAAGGAATGTCTGTTTAAATACAGATCTTGTTTATATTTATTATAGAGTTATTAATAGAGCTAATAAAAAACCAAATTAGAAAGAGAAAAACTAAAATGGTTTAAAAAGGGGATCTCTCAGCCTACCGAGATAAGCTGATTAGAATTGATTGATTATTTAAAGGAAATATATAAATGACTTGCTTAGATTGTTGTTATTTATATTCAGCCTAAGCTACTGAATAACTAACATGAACTATATCATACTATGAGAACTTTGTCAACACCTATACACTATATATAGTGTTTATATTGACATTAATATACTACATGTTGTGTTTTAAGGGCAAAAGAAGCCCCTTTTATCCAACTCTTCCCTCGTCATTTTTACAAGAGCATCCATATCTAAAGTAAGCGCTTTATTCATATCTGGTGTTGCAATTGAAGGATGGATTTTTCTATTATTTACTAAATTATTTATTAGCTTTGCTGATTGGACTACGCTACAGCCTGCTTTTTGAGTTTTGGGATTAGCAAAATTTATATAATCTTTGTAATCTTTGACTTCTAAATTACTGTCTTCAATCATTTCGCTAAATGCTTTCAACATTTCATACTGTTCAAAAGCAACATATTGCATAACAGTTAATGAACTTTTTAGTTCTTTCGGAGTAGGTTTATCGGCTGCAACAGCATTTGTTATATTCATTAAATTACTTAATAAAAACAGGCTAATTAATATCTTTTTCATTGTACATAAGTGTTTGTAAAGATTGTGATAGTTTAGTATATCAACATCATTTCTTGCTGAGGATATGCTTCTTCATTTTTTCATAATTTTGTAATTGAGTCTGTCTACATACTTCCATTTCATTGGTATCTAAATTTTTTAGAAATTTAGTCATTGCCGTTATATCTCTTGGATCTGCAAATTCTTTGTTTGTTAATACAAATTCAGCTAGAGATAAGTTAGCCGTAAATTTGCTACATTCTAAGAGCTGAGTCTGTTCTTTACTGCTTTCGATTTTCATCATCTCCATTGAGAAGAACTCAGACTTACTGATCCAACTATAGTAAATATAGTCATACTGCTGTTGATTATTAATTTTTACAGGTGGAAAGTAGCCTTGTAAGGGTAGTGTTTTGTTTGCATAAGTACAGATAGGTAAGAACATTAAAGCTGTTATTAATAATTTTTTTATCATTTGATTAGTAAAAGTAAATTAGATGATAAGTCAGTATAACATTCTGTTCCTGAACCATTAAATCCGATCTTTGGCTTATAGTGGTATTCGTTCATTTCTGTTTTAAATTGTACTTCCATGTCATAGACGGCTTCTGCTGTTCCAGGTAGTTCTAGTAGGATCTCCCATTCATATGGCATTGAGCGTACTGTGCCGTATCGAGTACACAAATGATTCATAGTTATACCAAGCTTATAAAACGTCTCTTCTTTATCCCAACATCTAATTAAGTAGAAGATAGGTTGGCCACCATTCAAGATAGCTTGATCAAGGAAGGATTGTCGTTTGCACCCTTTAATTTTCATTATTATTCTTAGATAGTTGTTTTATTATTTGTTGTTGGAGAGGGGAGTACTATGACTGAAGATGAAGAGCTTCTTATATTGGCTGAACAAGCTCAACATGAAGAAACAATACTTGTAACGATTGAAGAGTTAAAAGCTGAAGTTCAGAAAAAGTTAAATAATATTGAGACAAAATAATAGCCCCCAAATTGAGAGCTATTTCATTTAAGCAAGATGTTCACGGACAAGTTGAGGATCAAGGATAAAGAGTTTTATCAGTGATTGTGCTGCGCCTGATGGTCTTCTTTTACCCTGTTCCCAAGACTCTAAAGTACGTTTAGAAATGCCTAAGATTTTGGCAAATTGATCTTGAGTGAGTTCTGACTTTCTTCGTGCAAGTAAAACAGACGTTTCAGTAATCACAGTTCTTTTTGCTGCATTATCTGCAAGCATGTCATCAATACCTTGCAAAATTTCAGCTTCAATATCTCTCGTTGCTTCAAAAGCTTCGAGTTCTTTGTCAGTCATTAAACGAGTCATTGAGTTTCTCCACTAATGCTTGCAGGGTTTTCTTACTTAACTGCACAGTTTGTTTTTTACTGTACAGGGTTAACAACCAGATCTGACCATTGGCTAAACGATTAAAGTAGATGACTCTCACTCCTCCACTTTTACCACGACCACCGCTAGTCCATCGTATCTTACGGATACCACCTGAATTAGGTTCTACATCTCCTGCATCAGGGTTAAGAGCTAAGAATGTTTTAAACTCTTCGTATTCTTCCTGAGTCCAGTAAACAAGACAGTATTTGGTAAATAATGGGGTTTCACATATGGTATACATAGATTGAATTTATACTACCTTGTCGTAGTTAATTATATACGACTTTGTAGTAGTTTCAAGTATTATTTTGGTTCTGTCACAGGCTTTTCAGCTTTCTTAATACGTGGTTTAGATAGTTTATTAGCTCTATTATTAGATGTTATTTTATTAGTTTTAGGTTTATCTATACCTATCAACTTAGATTGCTCTATGACGATTTGAGAAGCATCTAGAGCATTAGAGATACCTGTTTCATAAGTAGTAATAGAAAACAGATCAGGAGATTTGTAGTAGTCCTCAAATAAGCTAATAGGGATAGTAGGTGAGTTGAAGATCAGCTTTAGCTTTGTGGTATCTGTAAATTCTGGAATGATGTCGTGATATATGACGAATATAAGCTTCTCAGCTTGATAGATTTTATATACTGAATACATGTTTAGTTCTCTTTTTCTTTTAAGTTATTGTTATTTTTATTGGTAGTTAAATATAACTATTTGTTATATAAAACAGATACATATATTAACATTTTTTATAATTTTTGTAAACCTAT